CTGACTTTACAAGATTTTATAAGTTTTCCACATACATCTGCTCGTTTCCAGTGAGTCGACCCTGGTTCGGGCGTATATGTAGCATTTTTAGTATGTGCTATTACGGCTCTCCAAACAGTATTACTATGGAATACATAAGAGTTCTTTCTTGGGTCAAGTGCGTCTATTGTATAGTTTGTACTTCCAGAATCGTTTGCCCAAGCGGTATAAACTCTACATAGTGTCCAAAACACATCATTTGTTGCATCTTTATTTGAATTTGATGCTGTACGAGAACGATAATATTGTCCACTCACTTTTACAAAATCATTTAAATCATGATCATTACTGCTATCAATTCCGCTACCGAAGTAAACTCCATTCCCTAAACCTTCAACGGCTGATTTCTTTAAAAGAGGCTCATCATCAACAGTTACAAATATACTACTTGTTCCATCACTATTTACATAATTACTATGAGATTTCCAATAACATCCTCCTCGTTTTACTGTATTTTCTGTTGATGCTGCAGTATATTGCCAAGGACAGTACTTTCCAACTATTACTCTCGAAGGAATTCTTATTCCTGATAAATCAAAAGGGGCTGCAAGTTCTAATGTAACAAATAAATTATTTTTTGACTGTATTCTATCAATTATATACACGTCTTTTGAAAATTCTACTACTGGATCGCTTGTTAAGTATTTTTCTAAAGTTCTTCTACGAGTTAGTTTGCATCCTACTAAATGGTCTATTCGAAAGTCAGTTGCAGCAATCGGATCTCCATCAACAGTGGCGTCCCAAGTTCCATCTTCCATCTGGGTTTTAAACTTTGATTGCGACTTAATTATTGATTCAACATTTGCTATTGTAAGAGTTGGGCGAGCAATTGCACCGCTTGATTGAATTTCTATTCCTGTCATCAATAAAGGCATAGCTATATAAGTATTGCTATCGTAAGTAATATCTGCACTATTTTCATTTTTTCCGTCATGAAAATACAAAGTATTATTACTTCCTGATCCTACTTCTAACTCATAAAATTCTAAATAACCACTTGCAACCTCTTGTTTTAAGTGATCAGTTGCTAACTCCTTACTCATGGCTCAAATACTCTTTTAAAATTTGCTTGAATACTATAGTAATCACCACTTGTATAAGTCATAGACCAAGTTTCACAGATTACTTTTATTGTTTTTTCATTAGGGTTACTAAAAGTTAAAGTAACATTATCCGCAATAGTTTGTGCAGTATCAAGAGTTAAACTAACCCCAGATATTCCACCAACTTTTACAGTTCCTGAAATACCAGAACCCGTAACTGTAGCTCCAGGAGATATATCAAGATTTGTAGTTGCAGCATCTAAAGTATAAGCTGTTGTAGAACTAGCACTTTCCCCTCCTAAATCAACTACGGCTGTTACTGTAGTCGTAGAATTGGTATCAGGAATAGTAAAATCAAAAGCTGTAACTGCTGCTTTTGTATCAAAAAAAGCTATAATATCATCAGCTTCTGTTTTTTCTCTGTTTGAAAACATCAAACTATATGTATCTACAATATTATTTATTCCGTCAATCGCTCTTTGCTGATACCCTTCTCCAAACTGCGCTACTCGAACTCGTGGGGTAGCTTGTCTAGACAAATTTTTATCTGCTCGTACTTTATCGGTTGTTATATTAGTTACTGTAAAGCCTAATGCCATTATGCTACTCCGTAAGGATTCAGTATACCACCAGAACGTTTTTGATATTGAAGTTCTGATTGTACTGCTTTTGCAATCGCATCTCCAATTTGATTTGCTTGATTACTATCTCCCTGACCTGCTTGAGAGGCCGTTCCTCCGCCCCCTGTCATATTTACATTAACAGTAACGTTATTTTGCTGACCTCCAGCACCTCCCATTAGTTCTACAGGAATTTTTCTATTATGTGGAAGAGGAACTACTGCTTCATTTCCATGAAGAGTTGCAGCATATCCAGCATGTGGACCTCTTGCAATTCCTCCTGAAGTATAGCTATTCTTTTTCAAAGGACCAAATACTCCTCCACTTTTTGCCGCCATAGTATTACCTATACCAACTGTGGGGGCTTGACTAAGAGTGGGAGAGATTCCTCCATCTGCCATACCCATTGCTGCCATTATTGCTCTTTGAACCATTAACTTTATTATCATTCTTGCAATATCAGCAAGTATTGCTTTTGCCATTTGTGCAAATGCTTCTTTTGCACTTTTTGAGCCATCGACTATAGACATGAATGCACTTTCCATATTACTAGTTATGGACTCAGCTAAACCTGATTTCATTTCTATTATGTCATTTAACTTAACCTGAGCATCTGCTTGTGCTCTCAAATTTACAAGCTCCTCATCACTAAGCTCTATTCCTTTATCGAGGGCAGCCATTTTCATATCTAAAAATAACTGTTCACCTCTATCAAAGAAGTTGGATTTAGCACGCATACCTAATACTGCGGTTTCATGCTGTTGTTCCTTAACCATAATAGCGCCGCCTTGTTTCATTATTTCTAAGTTATCTTTGGCTATTTGGAGTTTTTGTATAGCTGATTGTAGTTGTTGAGGTCCTGCACTTAAAGCTGCATCATCAACTTGTGTTTGTGTTAACATTTCTCCAGCTTGTAAATCTCGTGACGCTTCTCTTAATGTCTCATTAAATCTTGAAGCGTATGCTCGAGCTTCCCTATCTGCTTGCTTTTGTGCTACAGTTACTCCCTGTTCCAATGCACCTGTGCGTATTTGTCTTGCTTGTCTTTTTGAATCCCAACTTCCACCACCTAAGGCTTCTACAGTATTAGCTTTTTGATTTGCCATAGCAATTTCATGAGCTAGTGACAACTCTAGCATTTTTGACTCAATTAAACTAGCTTGCATTGCTAAGTCTGTATTCTTTAAGTCTATGGTTTTTTTAGTAAGCTCAAACTTTGCTTTGGCGAGTTCAAAATCTGCTTTTGCATTCTATAACATTGCGTCAGCTGTTGCTTTTTCTGCATCGGTTCCGTCTTTTTGTATATCAGTATACAGTGCCTGAGCAGTTGTTAATTTATCTTGAGCTTGAGCCAATTTATTCGAATTCTTAACTCTTTCAAGATTTAAATTTGCTATTTTTCCTCCAATCGTTAATCCTAAGGTTTGCTGTTGTACTGCAAGGGTTTCTGCAGCAGTTCTCTCTTTTGCATTGTTTAATAATATATTTTGAACAGGAATAAGTCTTTCTATTCTTGCACTACGCTTATCAACTTCCTCAGTTAATGACGATTCCTGCTCTAAGGCAACTGCCATTAACTCTCCAATTTCTTTTTGTCTATCTGCTTGTCTAAATTTCTCGTTAGTTAACTGGTTTTCAATACCAAGTTTTTCAAGAAGCTCGCCTTTTTCTTCAGCAGTACCCTTTTCCATGGTTCTACGAATTCCATAGTTTGAATATCCTGTACCATCTGCTGCATATGTTGTTCCTGCTCCCTGAGCTCCCTGTAAAACTTTAGCTATATTTTGCTCTTGTTCAACATATAGCTTGGCGGCTTCAACTAACTCTGCCTGTCTTGCTTGTGCATCTTTAGAGGCTGACTCTCTTACTGTTGTTGCAACATCTACTGCTTTTTGTTCCAAATCTAGAAAGTTTGTTAAAGCCGTAGGTTTAACAAAGCCTTTCATCATAGTTGAAAAAGCTTTATCTGCATCAAGTAAAGTTCTTCCTAAGCTTTCAATAGTATTAGCTAACTCTATAGCAGTATTTGTTGACTCTTTAAGGCTTATTCGTAAATCTCTTGAAACTTCTGTTCCGTTCTCTAAATGATCTGCTAATGCTGCGAACTTAGGATCAATCTTAGTTAATTCTTTAATAATGCCATTTAGGTCTGTTTTTAACTTCTCAAAACCTTCTGTTTTAGGATCCATATTTGCAAGAACATCCATATCTTTTATAATTTGGTCAGGATCAGCACTTTGTAATGATCTTCCTTTATTAGCATCTATTTCACTTCCTGCTAGATACTTGTCTCTTGCACTTCGGGATCTTTCTAACTCTGCACCTAGATCTTTATATTTATTGGTTAATTCTTCTACTGTAGAAATATTTTCTTTTTGTTTATCTGATAGTGGGAACAACCATCTGTAAAATTCTTTAACTGAGGATATTATTAAAGAAATTATACCGACTATAGCAATAGCACTCATGGCAAAATTAATTATTTTTGCCGTTTTTTGAGCTGCCCAAGCCATTCCCTGCATAGTAGATTTCCACATTTTTAAACCTTTTTTAGAGCCAAGAGTGATTCTCATCCACATACGCTTAAAAAAGTTACCTATTTTTGATGTTGTTGTTTGTGCAATTCCTACTCGTTTATCATAACTTGCTTGCATAAATGCTAATTCGTCGTCTAAATACCCTTTCAAAGTGCCGGTACGAACTTCTCCAAATTCCATCATTTGGTCATTTGCATTTTTTAAGATTTTTGCTGCTGCTGCTTGTTGTCTTTTTGTTCCTTCTCCTGCCCCGGTTAAGAAATCTAAACCAACTCCTCCTTTTGTTCCTTTACCCATTACAATGTTTTTTGCTTCAGCAGCTGCATCTTTTTGTGCAGCAACCATTTCTAAAATTGCTTTTTTCTGCCTTGTAATATCTTCTTCAACTGCCCTTGCTTGTTTTTTACTTTGTCTCATTTGTTTTTTTGAAGCTTTTTCCCATTCAGACATACTTGGAAGAATTGCTTTAATAATTGGAATACCTACTAAAGAAAGTGCTGCGACTAATCCCATTGTATTTCTTGTAAGAAATTCTAAAACAGGAAGAACGGCATCTAAAACTCCTGTCTTAAAAGAATTTAATAAAGTGTCAAAGGATTTCGTAAATTGAGCAAGTGAAGCAGCACTAGGGTCCATTTGTTCTTCAATGGCTGCAAACTTTCTTGTTGCTTGATCAAGTACATCATTTGCAACTGCTTGAGTTCGTTCAAAAGCATTTAAATCTCCAACACTTTTTCCAATTTCCATTGCATATTTTCTTGTTGCAGTTTCAAGTCTTAGAATGATACCTAATTCATCCAAAAGTTCTGGTTCTGCTTTTGTAACACCACGTATTAAACGATTAAATGAATCTGTTAAATCTCTTCCTAACGCAAATGAAGCATTCTTTGCTGCTGTACCTAAATCTGTTAATTGACCTGATGTTAATCCTGCAGCTGTACCAATAGCTGCTGCTTTAGCGGCATCAGCATATTTTAATTGTGCATCAGTTGCTTGAACAATAGAATTTGTAATTGTTTTATAAGCTACACCTGTACTTGCACCAAGGGCTTCTTGACCCGCTATTAGATTTTTTAACTGGGATGCTTCTGACAAGAACTGAAAAGCAGCGGATACTGCAAATACTTGCGCTGCTAAAGTAGCATAGGCTCCGACTAATCCGCCCATTCCTTGAGACATTTTTGAAAAGTTTTTAGTAGAATTTGCGGATTGCTTACTTGCACCCTTCATATTTCTATCTAATTCTTTTGTGCCTTTATTTAATTTATCAGTACTTTTAGTTGCTCTTTCCGCACCCGTACCTGATCTTTCTAGCTCAATGCCTAACTTTTTTGCATTGACAGCAACACGCTTAGTAGTACCTTTATCATCTACTACTACATCAATAAATACTTGATTCTTTTTAGCCATTATCCCTGCACATTATGGGTATATGTTTTACCCGCTTGCTGCTGCTTTCGTTCAGCTGCTTTACGTTTATGTTCCTGATCTTGTAGTCTATGATGCATAAGTACAGATTCATACATTTTCATAAAATATATAGTGACTGTAGGATCATCAATACCATATATTTCAAATAGTTGTGTACATTGTGCCCAGTTTTTTCCTAAATAAGTGCCGGACATACCATCCCAGTTGTCTGATAAAAGATCAAACATAAAAAATGCCACTTGAACTTCCTCCGGAAAAGCGGTGGATTCGAGCGGCATTTTAGCAGGATCAGGTGCTTGTCCTAGTTGCTCACAAATACGTAGATATTTTTCAACATCCATCGTACCCTGTTCTTGTACATAACGTTCAAGTAGTTTTTTTAATTCAACTACTTGCTTCCAGTAAAATTTTCTAGGTCACCTACTGTTTCTGTAACCCAGGTATCGAAATCAGTTGCATTTTTCATCAACAGTTCGGCGTTATCTTGAGTATAGGGCAAGCAATCATCTGGATTAAGGCCGCTAACATCCACCAAAAGAAGCTCTTCTAAGTATGAAAATTTTAAACCTTTCCATCCTTTAATTACTGCTTTACAGTACTCAACTATAAATTTATCATCATCCATTTCTTCGATTGGCTGATGAGTTTTTTTATTCCACTTCGTACTCATACATCTTTTACGAAGTTTTACTAATTCTTCTCGGGCTAGATAGCAAAGATCTATAGTTACTCCCTTAAACCGAGGGAATTCGATCGATACTGTTTTACTTGGAGTCATAAGACTCTTTAATGATACTACGGGCTTTTTATCTTCGGGCATTACATTATTCCTTGTTTAAAAATTAAATTATACTAAATAACACAACAAATGTCAAGAATTATTTTTATAGGGTGAGAGAAAAAAGGGGCCGAAGCCCCTTTATGATTAGTATGCAGACGGTGGGTAATAAATTACACTAGTAATTTCGTCAGCAGATCCGAAGTCAGTCGGAAGTGCGGTGAAATTCGTTTCTAGTGAAATCACGTCCTCTACAGAGTGAGTTGGTACTTCAATGTGTGCAGTTGGGAAAGCGATTTTAACAGCTGGATCTGCAGAACTTGCTGCTGCCGCAGTAGATCCACCAATATCCATTGTTACTTTAAACTTGTTCACAACCTTGCCCATTGCTCCAGTTCCTACCATATCGTTAAAGAACTGTCTCGAGGTACCGTTTGTAGTATCAGTATCTTCTAAAGTTAGATAACAAGTAGCATTACCCGTAGCAGTCCTTGTGCCTGTTACGTGTTCCAGTGGCTTGTTAATCGCTCCTAATTCTTCCGGTACAAGGTAGGTAATATTATTTCCAATATTAAAACTTCCACCTGTTAGAGTTAGACTATATTTGCCATTTGCTATTACACTGGCGGTTAATGTGGCACCAGCATTTAGTGCATCAAGATCTGTTAAGCCTGTTCCACTTCCTGTTTTTGCATTGGCTTCAGTATTATACAGCTTAAGTTGAGTTGTAGAAGTAACATTAACATAATGTCCTCCATTTAAATCAGCTGCTGTTCCTGCGGAGCCTGTAATACCAGAAATATAAACATGATCACCTGTTGTAAACCCATGAGCAGTACTTGTAGTTATCTTATCAGTACTACCACTGACATCAACTGCTGAAATAACTGCGTGCTGCCCTGGAAAGGTTCCAGCTACTTTATCTGTTGCGTCGGCTGCCTCAATACCTACAGAGGTTAGTCGATTACGGATAAAGTTAGCAGTACTTGTAGTTGCTTCATCAATTGCTTGGGTAACACTAGCTTGTGTAGAGCCTACATTACTTGCAATATGAACTGCTCGAGAGTTCCCAGTATCAATAACTAGATCTCCTAGAACTAGGTTGCCTCCACCTACTCTGCCTCCAGATACTGTAGCATCGTGCCTACTTGAGACGGATAGCTTTTCTGAGTTATCTTGAACTTCCTTAGCAAATCCTGTCCAGTTAAGAGTCGCAATACCATCAACATCAAAATCAACCGAGACTTCATTAATAACTGCTTCTGGTAATCGATATAATAGTGGATTACTTGTTGCAGTATCAATTAAGAAGAAGACTGTGAAAGAATGCATAGCAGATCTGTTTGATTCAGTAAATACTATCGTACTTTCTGTAGCTGTCGGTGTAATTACATCAGTTTCTGACCCACTTACAGCATTTACGTTTCTTCGGAAAGACATAAAATTATTATTTGCTATATACTTATCTGCACCTGTCATCGCTGCCCACAATACTTCTTCAATGGAGTGACATCCAGTATTACTACCAGTATCAGCGCCCATTGTTCCATCAGCTGCTGTACCTAATGCAGTTTGTCCTAATGACTTGAAGGGACGAATATATGTGCTAAAGGAAAATTCTGCAGGAGCAAGAGAGTCGGTAAACATACGACGACCTCTACGAGATATACCTGCTGTACTTTCCATCTCTGCCAGGGTTATTTCTGACGTATTGGTTGTTTGTGAGAAGCTATATCCATCAAGGATGGGTATCTCCCACAAAGCCCCTTTTCCTAAATCAGCCGCATTTTCTGTATTGTCCGTCGTATTTCTAAACTGGACGAACATACGAGTATCACGGCTAAAGTATAGTTGTTGTGCCATAGATTATCTCCTATGAACTTGAAAAGGCTGAATCGTGAACATCTGTTCGTGCCAGCATTTTCTTAGTAACGAACCTCTATAAGTATTTCTCCTACTCCTAAAGGATCTAATACACCCTCATCAGTATCTATACTGATGACAGTAATTTGGTGAGTATGCTGTTCTAAACCATTTCTATCATGGTATAGTAACTTGCTATTCTCCTCTAAAACCGTTTCTACATCTTCTAAAAGCTCATCTAATGCTTCTACTGAGTTTTCTTCATTCACATAGCATCGTACGGTTACGTTCAAAAATCTATCTTTATATCCAGCTAGTTGATATTGTCTTGTTTCTGATCCTGCATTTAAATGAATTGCAGGAAATTCTTCTACTTCGTCCCAGAATTTTAACTTAGGACTTGTTTCAGCAACAGACTGTTTGTATAAACCCCGTCCATCAATTAGAGCTAGTTTATCAGCTAAAGCCTTTGTAATGCCTTGCCTACGAGAAGTATATTTTCTTTCGTCAACCATTACAATCTCCTCGTATAAAATCTTCCTAAGGCTAGACCTGCCGCTACTTCACGTATTGATTGATCAATTAATCTACGTGGATCTCTTTCTGGAGTTGCCCAAGGTGCTTTTCCTGTACCTGTCTCAAATACTTGATAAGGATTCTTAGCATAGGTATACCCTAAACTTACATACCCTTGAGAAGTACGACTAGCATCCATCATTTTTACACTTTGTGCAAATCTTCCAGTTTGACTTTCTAATCTTGGAGCCCCCATATTCTTTCTTACTGTTTGGGGCAACTTCTCATTAATTATTCCTATTAGGGCTGCAATGCTGTACCTGTCTTTTTGCCTTCTTCCTGTTCTTTTTGTTCGTTTAATATACTCTGAAACATCTGGACCACCATCAGTAGCAACTTCATACTCGTCCTTTGCTTTTGTAATTTTTTCTGCTTTAGCGGAAGATTTTTCTCTAATTTGTCTCTTTTTAACTCCTGTACTTTTTACATTTTTTCCTTGAGCTATATTGTACATTGATATTTGAGCAATTGCATCGGGTACCGCGGTAGAAGTTTCATCTAAAACAATATCTTTAATCTCGCTATTAAATGCTGCAACAGCAGCGGCTTCATTTATTCTTTCATCCTGATTATCTGTTGATGCTTGATCTGTAAGAATCGGAATATAATTTTTATTAAATGTACCATCAGCACTAATTATTTGGGTATGATCTATTGTTAAACTCATCTTCTTTTCGTAGTTACTTATGGCTGTCTGTATTCTATCTATACCTTCTACTTGTTTTGCTGCAATTTCGTCAACTATAGATTTTGCTCTAGCTACTCCTACGGTAGAAGAAGCTAAACCTACTTGTTCTGAGCCTGACCCTTCTGCATGTCCAATTTGTGAACCTGCTTTATTATCTCTTCCTGCAACAGATTGTAACTGGTCTTCCGTAGCACCTATATAGCTAGATTCATTTATAATTTTTTTATATTCTTTTTTCTTGCCTTGCCAGGGACCACTAGTTGGATCAACTATAAATCGGAAGGAAGGTACTGCAAAAACTTTCATACCCGAAGATTTTGCTCTTTGATCGTTACGTCTCCTAATCATTGTTTCATAAAATAAAGGGTCCTTCTTTGATAATTTCAGTAAAAAGGGAGCTTCTAAATTTTTCTTTACTGAAGCAACATACTTATTTATTATATCGGCTGCTACCGCATCCGGCATATCTGTAAAAATTTTTTGCAAGACGTTTATCATTCTTGCAACTGGAACCCTATAAATTTGTCCTGAAGGTTTTCTTTGTAAACTCTGCCGTGCTTTTTTACCTTGAGCTTCTAATATTCGGTTGGCAGCTTCTGTTAAATTAGCCTTAGCCATTAAAAATTCTTATAAAGATCTAAGACTCTCTTAATGTGATCAGGAAAAGACACATTATTAGTTTGACTAGTACTACCTTGATTCTGTATGCTAGCGCCTGCTATTGATTGCCGCTGCTTATGCTCGTCTTTTAGATAATAAGTAATTAAGTCAAGAACTGCGAGCTTAAGATCACCGGGAATCGCACTATAGCCGGCTGTGTAAACTATTTCTACAGAAGCAACTCCAGTTGGCCAGTTTTTATATCCGGAGTCGGTAGTTCTATAAATACAATCGGTATTAACATCTAAGTAATACTCCTGTGCACCAGTGGTTAATGTAGTATAGGCGGCACTATAGGATGTCCGCTCTTTCACACTGGTTATGCTGTTGACTGGATTTTCTGTTAGTTGTACAACGGTAGTATTCCAATCAATCGTAAAAGTCTCTGTTTTTGCGGATGAAAAAAAGTCCACAAATGTATTTCCACAATAAGTCTTTACTAACTGACTTACCGACGGGATAAGCACATTTAACCTAGCATCATCTTTAGGTTGTGTGATACCCTCTGCGGTTTTATAATCTTGTAAAGTTATTAAATTCGCCATAAGTTATTTAGTAAAAACTTGGGGGAGGGATTGCCTCCCCCGAGTTACTAGAATCACTATTGTAATTCTAATTAAGGGTATCAGTTTTACTGATACTCGATTCGTACTGCAGGCTCATTGTTTGTTACGCCAGCAACCAACTCGTTAAATCCGAGAGATTGTGCCGCTACAATGGCTGTGCGCTGACCCGCTACTTCGTAGTCGGTCTCAATGCTAACACCCTTCAGTCGGGGGATAACATAGTTGCGTACGTTAACTGCGCAAGCAGCTGTACCTGTGAAGGCTCCAGCTTCTTTAGTACCTTGAGCCAATGCATCAGTAGCAATTACGGGAGATCCGTACATGCTTCCAACCGCACCGATTAGCTTCATTGCTGTGTCTGAACCAACTTCTGACACGTCAGAGAAGGCTGCATCAGCAATCAAGTTGTAGTATTGGTCAATACCAACAATGTATGCTACATCATTAGGGTTGACACCATACTTGCCCATTTCAGATCGAATTGAAAGCAAGTTAGCACCTGTGATCGCATCGGAAGTACCAGATGCATCAGGGTCTGTTACGAGAGCAGAATCGGCTGCGAGGAAAGATCCAGTACCATCAGTACCAGCTCCACCTACGAGACCGGCAAAGGATGCATTACCTTTGAGGATTGCTCCGTCGATTGCTTTCGCGTGTGCACGTGCAAGAGCTGAAGTAATTATAGGCAGAACGCTTATAACAACTTGCTCGTCTGTATCGTTAGCTATAAACGTACCAGAGATCAATCTGAACGCTTGTAACAATACGCGATTAACGTTATAGTTATTGTCGCTTGCACCTGCTTCTTCCAACAAGTTAGCAGTAGTCTCTAGACCAGTTGCATTCCAGTTGGCGTCTTCAGTATCAGGAGCAATTGGTAGTACAGTTGCACCTGAAGCCACTTGAATTTCACGGAAGAGAGGCGCGACTTTTTGCTCAAGTCGTACTTCTTCTTCGAAAGCTTGAGAAACACTTACGTCGATACCAGCTGA